TGTCGCGGTGGATCGCGGTCGAGGCCGACCCGACCGCCACCTTCACGGCGCCGATCGTCGGGTGGATCAGCAGCCCCGGCCCCTTCGTCTCCACCGCGTTGTCGAGCAGAAGCTGCATGACCGGCGCGAGGTCGCCGATCAGGTAGCCGGAAAACGAGTACATCCGCAGCGCGCGGCCCATGTCTTCCGGCCAGCCGCCATCGACATAGGGATATTCGTGGATTGCCTGCCGCCGGCCCTTCTTGGCCTGCGCCGCGATCACCTTGAACGGCACCCCGCGGAAGCTCGCCGTTTGCAGCAGGCCCATGAAGCCCGCGATGCTGGTCGGCGGCGCAAAGCCCGTGACACCCGTAAACCCGCTCACACCTTTAGCTCCACGGACCGCCGACCATCGGCATGCTGTGCTCGATCCTCGGCGGCGACGTGCTGACCGCGCCCGTCCCGACCGCGCTTGCCGTGGTGCCCGGCGGTGCGCCGTGCAGATGCACGTCCACCTGGACATGACCGTTCGCGGCAGCGGCAGCAGTGTTCGCAGCAAGCGACGCGCCGAACGTGGCCAGCGACTGATTCGACTGAGACCCGCCGGGAAGCGACGGCCAGATCGAACCGAGCGCGGACGCGATCTGCATCTGGTGATTGCCGGCCTTCAAATCGTCTTCAAGGTCGCGGCCGGTCCTCACGCGATACGCGGTCGTTGCGAGATACCATGCCCCCTTGTCCTGGCTGTCTGGACTGAAATCGGTCAGCCCGGCAGCATTGGCGACGGACCGCCACGTACCGGAAATGAACTGATATTTGCCCGCCGCCGTACTCGTGCCGCCGGGTGCGACACCCTCCGGAAACTGCGAATAATCACTGAACCGGGTTCTGCTGTTATCGTTGGTCGGCGACCATCCGTTCTTGATGTCATAGCGGCCGTGGGACTCCGGGCCGGCGAGAGTTTCCAGGAACCCTCGCTTGGTGGGGTCCATTGTCAGATCGACACTCGACTTCCTCGACCCGCCGCCAAGCCAGTGCCACGCGCGTTCGTACCAGGGCGGCCGGTAATCATCCGACGACGGCGCCGGGTTGAACGGCGAGCCGGACGGCGCAAAGGGAATGCTGACACCCCCCGGAGTGAAGATCGTTCTGGTATCGTCAAACGTCTTCGCCGGAGGAAGCTGGTTTGCCAGGTAACCGATGCCGCCAGCGACCGCCAACAATTCGGTCGGGCCGAGCAGCCCGAGCGCCCGCAGTATCCACACCGCCGGCTTGATCGCCGACAGCGCAGCGACCGCGCCGATCACCGCACCGGCGGAGGTCCCATAGGAGTCGGCCAGGGCTTGGTTGCGCTCGATCCAGTGCGACGTGGTGTCGAGAACCTTGGTCGCGGTGCCCGACCAGCTATCAACGATGCGGTTGCCGACGCCCTCGATCGCGAGGCCGAGTTCGGCCCATGACGAATTCATTTTCTTCGCGTTGGCCGCCATCTCGGCAGTCATCACGCCGCCGGTCTCCCGCGCCCGCGCCACGAACGCATCAAGCCCCGCCTGCCCCTTCTCCAGCAGCGGCAGCAAATCCTTGTCGACGCCGACCGCCGCCAGCGCCCGACCCGCCGTTGCCTTGTCGGTATAGGTCGATGCCTTGTTCGCCAGCTTGCCGAGGGCATCTTCCGTCTTCGTTATGTTGCCCTGTTCGTCGCGCCAGTCGATGCCGAGCGCCTTCAAGTTCATCTGCGCCGTCGCGTCGCGATTATAGAACGCCGCATGCAACGTTTCGGACAGCCCTTTCAGGCTGCTGTCCATCGCGTCGGCGGAGCTGCCCGCCAGCCGCGCGGCCCCGCGCAACGCGCTCAGCCGATCGACCGGCGTGTTCAGCAGGTTCGCGGTCTTGCTGATCGCATTGCCGGCGTCGGCCCAGCGCCGGCTTAACTCGACCATCCCGCCGAGGCTCGCGGCCGAGGTAATCCCGACCATCGGGCCGGCCAGGCGCTCGACCGCACGCGCCGCACCGAGCGCACGATCGCCGAGCGTCTGCATGCCCTCGGCGGCCCGGTTGATGCCGGTGACATCGCCGAATTTCGCCAGGCTCTTGTTGAACCGATCGGCCGGCGCGGTCAGCGCGGCGATGCGCTTGTTGATCGCATCGAGGCCTGCACTCGCGGCGTCGTTGATGCCGACGCCGATCGCGAACCCGGCTGCCTTACCCGCCACGTTCGCGCTCCGTGATTCGATGCATCAGGCTCGCCCACCGCAGCAGCGCGGAAAGCGGCAGGCCCAACGCCCACCGCAGGCCGTCGCCATAGAAGCGACCGATCCTCGCCGCGTGGATCTCCAGCTCGCCCGACCGGGCGAGCAGGATCAGGAGGGCGGCGCCGCTGCTGCTGCCGCTGCCAACGCGGCGTCTGCCTTGGCCTGCGCCTGCGCCTCCAGGATTTCCTTTTCCGCCGCGACCCGCAGCGCCATGCGCCGCGCGGCCCGCCAGCTCTCCAAAGGGTCGGGGGCTGGCGCGCCCACGAACTCCTCCAGGTAATCCGCGATCTGCTGGTTGAACCAGTGCGGCTGCACTTTCAGCACGTCGTACGGCACGTGCTCGGCCGAAGCGGACTCCAGCATGCGCAGGGTCACGTCGAGGCCGCTCGCGCCGTGAACCGCGGTCGCCTTCAACACGTCCTCGGTGGTCGGCGCACCGACGGTCAGTGTCGTGTATTGCAGCCCGCCGTGCATCTGCGGCTTCGGCAGCGTCCAGACGATCGGCTCTGGCACCGGCACCCATTCGGTCACGATTTTGCTCCAATTTCCATGATGGTTCCGGCCACGCCCTCGAACCGGAAATCGAACCCCGCATCGGCACCGTTCACACCGGGGCGGCCGACGTACCAAAGGTTGTGCCCGACGATCTGTTTGCCGTTCGCCAGCAAGAAAACGACGGTCGCATTGCTCAGCCCGGTGAACGATGTGACGCTGTTGGAACCGGTGTCGCGGAACTTGCCCGAGATGTAGGGCGCGACCGGCTTCTGATCGTAACCGTCAACGCCCGACAGGCTCGCCATCGTCGTGTTCTCGACGTTCGCCGGGTCCCAGATGAATTCAATGACCGAGATCGCGCTGCCGTTGACGCTCGCCGCGGTGATGCCGGCGAGCCGACGATTGGTCGGTGTGCTTGGTGCCAGAGTTCCTGACATGGATCAGCTCCTTCAAGTGCTCTGCTGGAATTGGATGAGCAGACCGACGTTGATGACCTGATCGCTGAAATCGAGCGGCAGATACATCAGGACCTGCCCCTTCGTTCCCGGGCCGGCCGTGGCATTTTGTGCGAAGGTCCGCACGTTCTGGACAATGAAGATGCTCGCGAGGTAGGCATAGACCGCGATCACCGCTCCCAGCATCGCGTTCGGCGTGGTGGCAGGCGAGCCAGGCGGGATCAGAGTTCCATTGCTCACCAGGATTTTGCCCGGAACGATGAACTGGCTGGTGATCTGGGTTGCGATGTAGCGGGCCGCGTACATCGCCTGAAACATGATGTTGGTGTTCAGATACGAATTGTCCGGCTGGCCACTCGCATTGCTCTGGTAGGTGGTGATGGAGCGGTCGATCCGGCAGACCCCGGCCGCGTCCACCGTGAAGGTGCTCATGCCGTCGAACAGCAGGGTGTTGCGCTCCCCCGGCGTATCCTGCGAGGCGATCGGCGGCGGCAGCAGGTTGAGCGCCTGCGTGGCGAGGCCCTGCGCCGGGTTGACGTGCAGCCGGATGACGTGCGCGGCGCACCAGTCCGACGCCTCCAGCCACGCCGGCGTCGGGCTGTCATAGAACCCGAGGATCGTCGCGTGCTGGTCGTTGCGTCCCGTGCCGAACGTCGTTCGGGCACTGAAGGTCCCGCGATAGGCCGAGAAGACATGACCGTACAGCATCGTCTCCGCCGCCCAGCGACCCGCTGAGTCGGAGAGGAACGTCTGTAACGCATTCAGGCTGGTCGTGTCGGTGTAGGGCAGGTCGATGTAGTCGAAGAGCTGGACGCCCAGGTTCGACAGCAGCGTGGTCAAGGTCGGGTTGGTCGCGCCGCTCGCAAAAGGCGTGATCGTGTAGCCCACGCCCGGCGGGATGACCTCGCCATTCTGTGCGCCGTGATAGGCGAACCGGATGTCGATGTCGTTGAGCGCGAGGCCCTTGTGCAGCGCGGTCAGATCGACCTGGTAGGCGTGCGTGCCGTCAACCGCCGCGGAGCATGCGACACCGACCGAGGCCGCGATCGCGGCAACCGTGTTGGTCGCGATGGTTGACGCGGTGTCGCCGCTGTTCACCGCAACCGGGATCGACACTCCCATCAAATATAGCGGCAGCGTGCCCGCGGCAGTCGCCGGGCCGGTGAAGCTGATGCTCCCGGTCGCCGCCGTGCCGCCGCTCGCGTCTGCCAGCGGCCCAAGCCAGACCTCCCCGAACGGGTCCATGGCGCGGTAGGCGGCATATTTCAGCGCCAGCATCGAGTTCAGACCGCACAACCCGTTGACCTGGGTCTGGCTGTACGCCTGCACCGCGATGTTCGGGGTTGCAGTGCCCGAGCTGGTGATCTGGCCGATCAGCAGCGCGCGCGCATTCTGCGTCGCGGTGTTGGCCTGGCTGGGGTCGAACTCGGCGTTGACGCCGGACGGGCGCCAGTACTGCCACGGGAAATACTTGA